TGATTTACGGAACCTATCAATGAGGTTCGAGTTTGTGTTCCAAGATGTTGACAAATTTAAACCACAGTTTTCTTGGTTCACAGATTGGAGTACAAAACGTTGCTTATTTGCAGCAACTCTAATGTTCCTATGGGACACATTGCTATAAAGTTTCTTGACTACATATGGAAAGTCCTTGCCACCTTTATTTATGGTGTCTACAAGGTCTATATGTATAGATCTATCATTGGATGTAACTGTTTTTAAAACACTATAGTACTCTTCTAATTCATATTTGGGTATGCCATAGTGTTTATAAATCATATCTTCAAAAGCGTCTTCAAAGTCAAGATTATGTCTGGTATCAGTTCTATCATTGAATCTATTCTTATCACGAAAATCTGCTGACCCTTTATATATTCTTTCTATGGTGTCAGCGTAAGATCTGAAGAACTTGATATCATTACAAGAAGCTCGAATCTCACTAGCATCAGCTAAACATAAATTCTTATTTAATTGCACAAAATCAATTAGTGAGCATTTCGAGTTTGATATGGTGAAAGGGCTCATTTGAAGGAACCTGCAAATTTTTCTAATCATCTTCAAATGTCCATCGTTTTCTAATATATGGCATGACAAATATTCAACTCCATTAATTTCATAATGTACATCATATTGTTTGGCAACTTGACCTAAACCATGATAAATTTCATCACTAGCACTGCTATGATATACAAATTTTTTAGCAGTAGCTATAAAAGTTTCTACTTCTTCTTTTTCTAGAAAAACGATTTGATCATCACCGGTGGCTTCAAAACGTAAGTCTCGCCAATTTTTCCCCATTTTATGGTAAATATACCTAGTATATAATAATGATCGAGTAGTGTTACCTTGGGATGTATTCATTCTTCCAGTCATCTGAGTTCCTTGTATCTCATATCCGTAACACATAGTATCTTTAATAAAAGCACTGACAGTAAAAACGACTTGCTTCGCAACAGCTTTAATATCATCTATCGAGAACCAATCAGCTAATTCAGGATGTTTATCTATGAAAGCATCGTATAATTAAACATCAATTAATTCTAATATAGCTTTATGTTGCGTTGAGTCGAAAGCAGAACCATCTAAACAAATAACAACAGGTCTAAATAATTCACTTATCCATTGTTCCATCTTTTCACATCTTTCACCATTTGTATATCCACCACCATAAGAAGAATCACATTTCTTTTGTATTTTGGATATATGGGAAACCAAAGCACCGAATAACAGTTTTCCCATAGGGCTTTGAGCAGTCACATTTCTCGATTTAAGATGGAATTGACCAGGTTTTAATTTTTTATAATCTATTTTGTTCTTTTCGTCAGTCTTATTGTGCATTTTGTACTTTAAATTTAATTCCTTTCCCAATTTGTAATCTTGCCAAGCAGTTCCGTATTCTTCTTTTTGAGCGCCTGTTAGACCTAGAAACCATTCATCAACATTAATTTCTCCTTCATCATTGTCTAACAAGAAATTTATATATTCTTTACAAAAAGGGGCAAAATCTGCTAAAATATCTTCATTGGGTTGTACTGCACAGGATAGCTGTCTATATACAGCTTCACTTATGTTGTTCAAACATTTATGTATCTTCATAGGGTAATTTTCAGTAACTAAATTACCATTAATGGTGAAACCTTTTTGTGTTAATCTTTCATTTTCATTAACATCTAACATGTGTTCACATTTAAAATCCATTTTATTAACAACATGTAGAGTGGTTTCTTTAAATCTATTTAATTCATTTATATGTCTGCCATAATCTTGGTAATCAATGTTTGAAACAGCATCTTCATAAGAGTCTAAATACTCTTTTGGTATTTTAAAAATTGTGCTAGTGTTTGGTCTATCCAATACGTAGTCACAACTATCTTTGCCAACTTTGTTTTTGTATCTGAAAAATTTCCAGAAGATGAATACGATAAATTCT